GTTCTGTCAAAATACATATTCCCAATAGAACCAGTGTCGTAGTTAAGCCCAACATGATCGTGAATGTAAGCTTCAATGGCGTGAGCGTGAGCCTGTATTATATCCTGAGAGTTAGAAGGGATGCCTTTGGTCTTTGACTTCATCCCGCTGTTAACAGCCAGCAAGTGGCGTGGCCTATCCATTAGATAGCCGTCGTAACCTCTTGATTCAAAGTATCTTGCGATACCGTACTTGTTGTTTTCAATTAACAGTGGGTAACCGTAAAACACAGAGGCCATAAGGCAGTCTTCGTAGAAGATCTTAGCTAAAGGCGGACGGGACGCATACTCAAGCACAAACATGTTCGATGGATACTCCATGTGAAACTTGTTGTACAGGTGCAGCGCACCCTTAGACCCCCGTCCATCGACGGTGGCGTCAAGGTCGTAAGAGTCAACCCCGCCTACCCCCAGCTCTGCATTAGGTGCAACGCGCTTATTCTTATTGAACTTCTTTAGGTTTCTCAGCTCATTGGGAGGCATCCAGGAAATACGGAATCTACCGTTGACATCAGGAGAGAAAACCACCTCAGTATCCTGCTCCCCGCCCTTCCAGTGAAAGTTGCCTATGACGACAGGGTTGGGGAATAGCTCCTCGTTATGCTGTACCTGTTCGTATATTTTGCCGATATTAAAAAGGCTACCATCTATACTATCCCTAAATGCCTCATCCTCTGTAAAGGGAAACTGACGGGTTATCTCATTAAGCTCAGAAGCATCGTTCTTGAGAGCCTCTCTCTCATTTTTCAAATAGGTTCTGGCTCCTATAGTTACTTCTTCGCCGTCGAGACCGTCAACAGGTTCGGGAGGGTTCTTTACTATGGGATTGCCATAAAGATCAAAGAATCCCTCAAGAGAGTCATAAGCGGGGATAAATAAACGATACAGCCCAGACCTAGTCCTCCCATTCGCGTTCCTCTCTGTAGGATTCGAGTCCCTCCATAGGTCCTTGTACTCTTTTCCCCCCTTGTCCATGGGGTTTACGGTGCTTCCCACCATTGCTTTTCCCACGATTTTTCGCCCTACGATCAAACACGTCCGTTGAATCCTCCAGGCGTCCCTTATGTCTGTTGGTCTTTCCCATTTTCCAGCCTCGTCTAAATAAAGTATATGGAGCTTCTCTCCATCATAAGCGTTGTTTGTTGTGTTCTTCCAGTTTATCACGGTGTTCAAGGCCTCTCCAGTCTGGGAGGTCTTGTTGTTCTTCGTGATTCTTTTACTGGGTTCTCTAAAAGCAAGCTCCATCCGAGGGTTGGTGGTACCGTCCTGAATAGGCTTGAAGAAGAAGGGGTAGTGCCTGAACATGTACACCACCTTCTTCATGAAGATGTTCTCCTGCGCGTCTTTACCAGTCTTAGACTGGATGCCAAGGAGTTTGTCTTTGACCTGAGTGGCCTCATCAACCAAAACGGCGGAACAGATATTCGTATATCCACTCCGCCGACACTTGGTGTACAGCTGCCCTATGCAGCGTGGGTCCGCCTCACACGCAGCCAAATGTAAGAAAATTTCTCTTTGGAAAGAAAGGAAGCTGGGGTGACCCACATCCATCCTCGTCCACTGAAGCATCATGTAGTGGCGCCCCGTAATATATGTAGGCTCACCGTTATTATAAAACCAAAAGCCCTCACGCCGACGGCGAAACTCCTCCTCGATATACGGAGAAAACTTTTGTCGAAACTCCCGTGGCATCTCCCCCCACTCATCCATAGACTTAATCCTAGACAGCTCCTCTGGCATAGAAACCCTCTCCCACAGCTGCATGTGGTCTGGACGTCCATATCCTGCAATTTCTTTTTTGGGAGGCTGAGCGGGAAGTGCAATGAGTAGCCCACCGAGTTCAATACTTTCACCTTTCGAACCGTTGGGGCAAATTGAGACAGCAGGGTCTTCATATCCTTCTATGTTTATTAGAACGCTCAAAAGTAAGGTTGATTGGAAAGAAACTCTAGCCAATCCAACACAGTGACTATTCCGTCTCCGTCATAATCGTAAAGCTTGTTGTCCGTTCCAAAGGAGTTGTAGAACCCTGCTACCTCCTGCATAAAGTCGAGAAAGTCCTGCATTAGAATACCTGACCCCACCTGTTGCTTCTGAAGCTAGGGGCTCCTGTTTTAGGGTTTTTGATATCCATGTACTTGCCGCATGGACACTGTATCTGATGCTGAGCCTTGTCGTCAACAAACCTGATGGTAACACCAGTCTTATCCTCTTCGTGATCTCCGCACTCGCAAATGTAAGTAGCCATGATTATCGACCTTGTGAAGCATAAGGCTTCTTGTAGTTAACTGAACCCTTACTCTTGGATGTCTTGGTCTTTGCGTGGACACCCTTCCTGCGAATACGCTTCTTCTTGTATTCTGAAATCTGAACTTTAGCCATTCCTTTTAATTAAATTTCGTACACCCGCAGGGACTCGAACCCCGAACCGTCGCCTTAGAAGGGCGATGCTCTATCCAGTTGAGCTACAGGTGCATGTGTTACCTGCTTCTTCTTTTTTGCGGCCTGTTGTTGGCCCTGTTCTTAGATTCTGACTGAGGTGAGGTCTTATCAGACGTACCTACATGCGCTTCATCGAGACCATCACCGTTTCCGTATGTACCCTTACGGCGGTTGATTTTATTCAGAGAAGCCCTGTACTTCTTGGCTTTTCCGCCCTTTCCGTACTTAGCATACTCTTTCTGGTAATCTCTTTTCTTGAGCTTCATGGTACAAATATAATAAATTGTTGGGGCGGCGGGACTTGAACCCGCGACTTCCTGTGTATAAGACAGACGCTCTAACCAACTGAACTACGCCCCAGTTGATAAGCCCTTTATGCGTAGAAGGCCGTCTGACGAAAACCAACAACTCAGTCTTCTTTGTCTTCGTTCCAGGAATCCTCCCAGAACTTATGATCTGTTTTATTG